TGCTGCTGCTCTTGCACGATCTGATTTGATCGTGCCTCAGCAAAACGTTGTCGGTCGCTCATGCCGTCTTGGCGCCGCTGTTCGCGCTCATCGGCTGGTTGTCGCGCCTCAACCTCGTTGGCGCTCGCAATTGATTTGTCAATGCCGTAGCCCATGTAGCCCAATGCGCGACCCAACGCCGATGTAAACCCAACCATTCGTTCGCTCAAACGTGTGTATGGTGTGCGGCCCGGTATCGGTTCAGCTGCCGACGCAATGACGGGCACCGCGTCCCGCTCATCTCGCCACACCGTGATTACGCACACCAAAAACGTCTGTTCGCCGTGCTGTTCTGTCGTGCAGCTCGTCTCTTGGATCCGTAATTGCGGCCAATCCTTTAACGCCATGCGTAGCCGGGTGGGTACGTCAACGTAGCCCTCAAGGTATGCCATTGTTTACCGTCGCTTTCTAAATGAGTTTTGGCAACGTACCCATTGGGTGCAACGCGGTTGGGTTGACGTAATAGTGGGTCGTCAACCCGTAGCCGGGTCGTGGCGCCTCTTTGGTCAAATACGCAATGCCGGGCACGTCGCGGTTGTATGCCCAACCCATGAACGTGATTTGGGCGTGGCGTTGCCCCGTCAAATCGTTGACGTACGCCAACAATTGCGGCATGTCGGGTTTTAGGTCAATATCTGACTGTGCCACGATCATGTCGGGCCCGACGCGCGGGCTACGGGCGCGTACCTCAAGCACGCCGGCCACGTCGGCATTGTGCATGTCGTAATCCCTGTATTTTTTGGGGCTGAACATGATGCCCAACAGCACGTGTGCCGCGCACTCAGCCGATGCCGCCATATGTTTACGCCACCATGCCGTCACACGGTCAATTTCGTGCCGTACATCGCCTATGCCGACGGTCGTTTGCCATTGTTGGCCGTTGCGGTCGTATTGCTCTTGCCAATAACACGCCGCTTTGTGTACAGCTTGCCGGCTTTCGTCGTCAAGCCAAATCGTTGTGTGGCGGTCGTGGTCAGTAGCCGACACGCGCTACCGCCTCAAGCCGTGCCATTTCTGCTTTTAGTTCCTCAACGCGCTGCTCAAGCACGCGTATGCGCACCATTGCCGCAAACGTCAAATGTGCGGTGTGTATGTCGGGCGTGTTGTCGTGCAGATCGTTCAGCGCGTCCCACAACACTTTGCCGTCGCCATGCACGCTTGCCATTAACACGCTCATTGGGCCGTCCCTATCCACAACACAACCGCAAGCACCGCAAACAGCCCCAATACAACCCATGCGTCGGTCATGGCCTGTACGTCGTCCAATTGTGCCAACCGCCGCCGCTACCGGGTAGGCCGCGCCAAATCATTAGCCCGACGGCAAGGTTGAGGCGCGGGTTGTGCAAATCGGTGCATGTCAACGGCATGCCGTAGGCCGCTGTCCACCCGGTAGGCCAATAGCGTGACGGTGCCACCCACGTTGGGCAATGGATTTGCAGCAACCCGATGCTGTTGCCGCCGTCCCCGACGGCACCCGTCATGCAGCTGCTTTCTAAACGCATGATTTCGGCCAATTGTGGCGCCTCGCTTGCCGGCCAACCCAACCCCAACCCCAACCCCACGTACGACGCGCATGAGCCGTCAACGGGGGTTGGGGTAGCCATAGCGGTGGTAGGGGTATTTGAGGCCGCTACGGGGCTTGTAGGCGCCAATGGCGCCAACGTGGATTGATACACGGGCCGGCTGACGGCGGGCGTTGCCGACGGTAGCGGGCTGATCATCAACGACAATGTGAACAATGCCCCGATGACCAACGGCGGCATGATGTTGAGCCTCATTTGGGTACCTCTGACGTTGACATGTGTTGCAACCGGGTGGGTGGCCCCCACGTCTGCCACGTTTCGGCGCGAAACGCCAATTGGGCCAACGTTATGCGGCCGTCTGGCTGCCTGAATACTTGTACTAACACTTGCATGCCGGTGTCCAATGTGCCCGTCAACACCTCGTAAAACACAAGGTTGGGTTTAGGTTGCTGTTCCGGTTCCGGCACGTCGCTTGCCGCCTTTCTTAGGTTGTGGTTCCACCGTATCGTCAGCCTGTGGCGCGGTGGTGGATTTGCCAAAAACCACGTCAAACGCTTTAGCGACGCGGGCCGCGTCGTTGGCCATGCCAAGCGTTATCTCAACGTGCAACCAATCGCCGCCGGGTGCCCCGTGGATCGTGGGCCGTTGGTACCGTACCCACGCTTGGTGGTTGTGAGCTTTGGCGGGCAGCGTGTCCACCCGGTCAACGCGCCACCCGCGCCCATGATCGGCCGGGAAATAATCCAATACGCATTGCACGCCCAACGCGTCCCAATTGTCAAGCACGACGTTCATGAAATTCAGCGCTTTTATGCGGCCGTTGCTGACACCCAATTTGCGGGCCGGTATGTAGCGGTACGACAAATCCATTGCCACACCTCGCGCATGGTTGCTGATTACGCCGCGCGTGTCGGCGCTGCCGGTGCCGCGTACGTTGCGCATGGCGTACGTGCCGTTGTCCCACAACGCACCGTTTGACCATTTGGCGGCTTGCTTAACCCATTCCGTTGTACCGGGCAACGGGCCTGTCACCACCGAATAGCCGGGCACCTTGTACGCGGGCATTATTTCGGTTCGTCGTCTTTGCTTATAAACATGCACGCCGTGTCACGGTTGCCGAACAACGACGATGCGGCCGCCAACAAACCGCTCACCACCGGTATGCACAACGCAATCAATTGCATGTCCCAACCCTGCTTGTACGCAACGTACGTGACCAACGCAATCACCGCACCCTTGAGCGTCTGATCCGCGGTTTGCAATTGCGCGTTTTTGTTCACGGCAACAACGCGGCAATTTCGGCGTCGGTCAAACCCAACGCGGCAAGTTTGGCTTGGGCCGATGCGAGTGCGGCGGCTTTGGCGTCGGCCGCGGCTTGTCGGGCGGCGGTGTCGGCTTGCGCGTCGGCGGCAGCCTGCTCGTACGCGGCCACCTCTGCCGCCGTCATGTCGCGGTCTGTGCCGTTGTCGTTGATGCGTAGCGTCATGACTTTGCGTATCCGTAGATTGCGTAGGTGCCGGTAATGTTGCCTGTGCTGGCCAATAGTTCTATGCCGTCGTAGGACGTGCTCAACGTGTGATTACCGATGTTCATTTCGTTTTGGATTGTGGTGAACGCACCGTAGTCGTTTTGCATTGACGCCATGATGATTGTTGGCGCGGCGAGTTGCGGACCCTGAAATGTGACGACGCTGCCGCCTTGCTGCGTTGATGCGGCGGCGACGTAAGAGAACGACGTTTGATTGGTAGAGCGTGACGCACCGGCAGTGGCGCCGTAACCGTACACAGTCTGAATGTTGTAGTTGGAACCGGACGCGCTGCTGCCGCTGGCGCGCAAACGCAAGTTGATGTTGACTGCTGTGGCGCTGCACGTAAACCGCAATTGCATTATGTAGTTGGTGTAGCTGCTGCTGAACACGTTGTCGGCGGTGACGCTTGATGCCGCGCTAAATGACGTTTCGGCTTTGACGACCGCGAGCGCGCCGGGCGACGCGGTGACGCCGCCCGCCTCAAAAATAAACGCCGACGCCGACAACGCCAACAGCGTCCCCGTTGCGTATTGTGTCAGCGCCAACGTGCCCGTCGTATTGATTGTCACACCGGCACCGGCCGTTATGGTGCAAGTACCCGCGCCTTTATTGGCAATGAAAATGGTGTCGCCGGCTGCGAACACGCTGTTGTTGACGGTGATTGTGGTTGCGGCCGCGTTGTTCATTATGACGCGTTGCCCGGCGTCACCCGCCACCAACGTGTAAGACGCCGTTTTATCGTTGATCGGCAAATTGGTTATGTCGTTTAATTGCGCGGCCGTCAACACGGCCCCGGCAACAAACGGAAATGGTGTAGTCACGGCACCTACCTTACCCTAAAACGTTGGTGCTATCCATGACACCATGCACCGCGTCGTTCAGTATGAGCAAATACACAATGGTGGTGTCAGCCGTGTAAAACGTCAGCGTATGGCCGCCGCTCAATTGGATTGTGCCGTCTATGCCCTCAACGGTCAGCTCACTTGTAATGGTGCCGTAATTGGGCACGTTCACGGTTATTTCGATTGTGTCGCCAATGTCAACGGCAGCTACGGTGTCGCGTTGGGCCTCTGTCAGTAACGCCAAATTGGTTGTCAACGCCGTTAGGCGCGGTTGCGGGTACGGCGCCAACAAATACTCTGCCGCTGCCGTGATTTGCCCGGCGACATGCAACAACGATTGGCTTATGTCGCGGGCCTGCACAAAATAGGTGGCTTGGCTGCCGGCGTCGGCATCGGTAGCGGTGGTGCCGTCAAGCGCGGTGACGGTTGAGCGGTTAACTACTTGCCGGGCGTCAAACTCAATGCCCACGTTGATGTATTTGAGATCGGTGCCGGTGTCGCTGAACACCGCTACGGGGCTGCTCAACGTGGTGCCAATGCGGTTGTCAAACGTCAACGTGCCGTCAGCCGACATGAACAAACGGCCGAATTCGGCGGTGTCGTTGATTTGCTGCAAGTACGACAACACGTTGGTACCGGCCGGCACGTCGTACGCGCTTGAGTGCCCCAAATCCACCGTGCCGGCTGCAATGTCTGTGGCCCCGGTGTAGTCCACCTCTGGCAACGCCAACACGGTGTTTATGCGTTGCCCGCTCGTCTGTGCCGTCGGGTTAAACGCGTCCATAAACGTGTTGCTAAGCGGCCAAAACCCGTCAACACAAACAACCGTGATGATGTTCTGCCGGTCAAGGTTGTATTCGTAATCGTACGCCTCAACGTACCCGTCAAACAGCTGTGTGGACTCACGAAATACGCGCACTTTACGCATGGGCGCCAACCCCGGTTGGTTGTTTGCGGCGTCGTAGTAAATGCTGCTTTCGTCGTACGGGTTGAGCAATCCGCCCGCCAACGTGTCGTTCAGCGTGAACGTCAGTTTGCCGGCACCGAATTGATCGTACGGTGTGCGACGGCCGCGTTGGTACGACACACCCAACACGTATTCGGTTATGTCGGCGTATTCTGTGGCTGCCGGCCCCAACACGTCTTGATTGAGTACGCCACGGGTTGCGCTATCCAACCTGAAACTAAGGCTGTCAAACCCTGTGTCAATTTCGACCGTGTAGTCACCGGCTGACGCTACGACGCCGGGCATTATGCCACCGCAATGTCAATCACGCCGTTGCGACGGTTGTATTGCCGCAACGCGTTAACGATTACGTCGGGCAACGTGGCGTCGGCAACCGTGGAATACACGTTGACGGTGACGTTGCCCATTTGCGGCGCTTTACGCAACGGTATAACGGCCTCTGGCCCGCGCTCACCAATCATGGCCAACGTCGGCCCGGTCACAATGCCGCCCTCTGCAAGCATCGGGATTTTGGGCACGCTGAATTCACGGCCGCCAATAATCGGCACCCAATCCGGGACGTCAAATTCCAATTGGCCGATAGTGCTATTCCACGCCCGTGCAATGCCGTTAAACACCGCTTTGTAAAAACCCATGATTCCGTTCAGATAACCCTTTAATAGATCAACCGAAAATTCGACACCCGTTTTAATTGCCTTAAACAGCGTGTTGACAAATTCCCTAAACGTTTCAGATTCGTTGTATGCGATGACGAATGCGGCGGCCAATGCCGCCAACGCCACAATGACAATGCCAATCGGGTTTGCCGCCATGACAAAATTAAACGCTGCTTGCGCCGCTTTAACCACAATGAGCGTGGCTTGGTAAACTTTCATTGCGGCGTTTACCGCCAACACGGCGGCCGCCACGCCGCCGATGACGCCCGCAAAAATCAAAAACAGCGTGCTGTTTTCTTGTGCCCAATTGGCCAACGGCAACAATTTCTCAATAAGGGCCGTGACGGCCGGCAGCAATGCCGCACCAATGCTTTCTTTGGCCTCGCCCATTTGTATTGACAAATTTTTCATTTTGCCTTGTGTGGTGTTGGCCGCCTCAGCGGCCGCGCCTTGATGCAACGTAAGCGCCACCAACACGTCGTCAAATGACGCGCCCTCTTTGATCAGCGCCGTTAGCGACGGGTCAAGGCCTCGCAACGCTTTCATGTTGCCGTTGGCGGCTTTGCTCATTGCGTCCGTCACGGTGGCTAAATCGGCCCCGCTGATTGCCGCCAAATCTTGCGACACTTTTAGCAAATCTTGGGCTTGCGTCACCGATCCCGTGGCGACCACCAACGATTGCAGCGCCGGGCGTAGCTCATCGTCGGCTGTGGCCGTCAAACGCGATTGTGCCGAAATAAATTCTTCTGTTGCGGCAATTTCTTCGTCGGTTGCCAACGCTGAGCGACGCAACACGCCCGCCAACGCCTCTTGCGCGGCCTGATCCTCAATGGCGGCTTGTGTTGCTGCACCCAACCCGGCGGCCAAACCCGCGATTGCGGCCGTTGCCGGCACGACCGCTTTTTTAAGCGCAAATTGGGCTTTGGCGCCGGCGCCCTCAAGCTGCTTAAATTCCTCAACGGCACGCCCGATGCCTTTGCCGTCAAATTCCGTGATAATCGGTATTGATACGGCCATTACCGCACCAACCTTGCGTTTGCCTCGCGCGTGATGACGTCAACGACGCCCGCCAAATCTTGCTCAACCTGTGTTGCGTTGCGCTCGTATGCCGGCCACATGATGCGCGATGCACGCCCAAATTTGCGCTCTAACGCTTGGGCCAAATTGCCCGTTGACGATTTGCCGGCCATGTCAACAACAGTACCAACCGCCGATTTCATGACGACGGCAAACACGGCCGTGGCGCCCCGGCGACGGTTGCTGAACCGCGTCATGATTGTTTTGCGTACTTGCTCGCCGCTGTACGGCGTCAAACGGCCGGCTTGCCATTGCCGGGCGAACCCGCTCAGCACGTCGTTGGGCACCGTGCTTTTTGCGTCGGCCACCACGCTTGCCGTAATCCGTTTAACGTCGGCTTTGATTTGTTTCGCCAAATCCGGCTCAATGCGTTGCAGCTCGCGCAACGTTTCTTTGACACCAACAACCGTCACCGCGCTGTCAACGGCCACGGTTCGCCCGCTCAATCTGTCGTTGCTGCTCATTGATCACGTGTACAACGGTAGCCATGTCGTATTCGTCAAATTCCACGTTTGGCGGCCACCACCCGGTAGCCACAAGTATTTCGGCTAGCCGGCGTCGGTAGCCGGCACCGTAGGGTTTACCGGCCCCGTGTCAACGGGTGTGGGTGGCCCGTCCAACGCCGCCTCGTAATCGGTCAACGACATGCGGCCCAATTCGTGCTTTGTGCGTTGCAACGCGTACCACGTCAACACCACCATGTCAACGGCGCGTAAATCGTTTGACAGCTGTTGCATTGACCGTTTGGTGTGCCGTTCCCAATTCAGCACGTCAATGAAACGGCTTTCTACGGTGTGCGTCTGCCCGTCAACGGGTATTGACCACTTAATGATCACGTCGCTTGGCCCGATGTGTGCTTACGACGTGGCGGCCGCGTAAGTGCCGCCGGTGAACGTCAATTGCACCTCGCCCAATTCGCCAAGATTGGCGGCTAACACGTCCATTGCCTCAAGGTATGTGTTGGTAAGGCTGAATTTGGGGTTGGTTGCGCCCACGGCGGTGCCGTCCACCGGTGTGCATTCCACGTAGCATTGCGTACCAACAAGCGGCGCCAACGTTGCGTACACCTCTGCAGCCTCGTACGACTGATTGAACGTTACCACGAATTGGTTGCTGTTCATGCCGGCCTGATAGAAACGGTCGCGGCTTGCCATGCTTGAGCTTTCCAATGCGTCGGCTTGGCGGGTCAGCACGGCAGATTTGGCGAATTCGGACAGATCAACGGACGATCCCGACGCGGCACCAATCTTGACCTCTGGCGCTGAGTAATACACGGTTTGTGGCATCGGCATGGGTCATTCCTCGCTTTTCGTTGTCTTATTTCTACCACGCGGCGCGGCCGGTTTCGCGTCAATCGGACGTACCGCGCCAATAGTCAACAAATACCATTCGTCCAATTCCGTCATGGTTTCGGCGTCCACAACGTCACCCGGCTGTTTGTCGTCGTAGGCCTTTATGACCTCGTAGCGGCGGCGTGTGGCGCTCATGGCCCAATTTTAGCCCCAATGGTCAGCTCGTACGACGCATAATCTTGGCTGCCTATCGTCGTGACGGCCGGGCGTACGTCGGTCAACCCAATTTGTGCCTGCCGTACCTTGTCGGCGAGCTCAAGCAATTTAGACAAGCATTTGTAATCGGCCGGGCCGATGCCGATAATGCGAACCGTGAACGTCATGTCAAACACAAGGTTGCTGTTCATTCTGATTACGGGCGCGTCAACGAACGCACACGGCGGGTTTAGGTTGCGCGGGTCGTCGTACGTCGTCAAGCCGGTTATGGCTTGTATGCGGTCGACAACGTTGTCGTACCCTAATTTAAACGCGTTGTTTGTGGCGGTCATGCGACGGCCGGCCTGCCCACACCCAACAACCGCATGATTTGGCCCATGCTGCCGCCGGTGGGTGCCCCGGTAGCCAACGGGTCAAATGACGCGTATTGGTCGATGCTGCCTCTTTCGCGGTACAACGCGCCCGCAAACATGATCGTGCCCAAACGTACGTCTTGGCTTGGCACCGTTGACAACGACGCGTCGAAATAGCCGGCCTCAGCGCGTTTGCGGTATGCCCACGCGTTGGCGGCCGCAACCGCAATCACCAATAGGTCGTAGTCGCTTGACGGGTTGGTGACCGTGAACCCCAACCAATCCTCAACGTCAGCGACGGTGACCCACGTGCATGTCAACGAATAGGTGATCGTGCCGGCGGCGGCGGTGCGCTCAACGTCGGCGGCCGTCAACGCGAACAGCACTTGATTGGGTAGCAACACCGACGCGTCGTATTGCAAATCGCCGTACGTGTCGGTGCCGATGTACAAGTATTGCGGGCACGCCACCGCGACATAGGTGCCGTTAAACCCGGCAAGGCCGCTGATTGTGAACGATTGGCCAACGACGATTTCGTTGGCGGTCAACGTCTGCACGACGCCGTAATTGTCTTGCAGCTGTTTGCTAACGATTGTGTACGTGGCCATGCCACGACCCCCTAACCGTTATGAAACAACGATGTATTTGATCATGTCTGCATCGGTGGCAAACGTCGCAAAATACCCGTAGTAGGTGAAATTACGGCCCAACAATTCGGGATCCTCTTTTGTCATGATGCCGCGAACGTTCTCGTAAATCTCAAATCCGCTTGAGCGCACCACGAACAATGTGCCGGCGGCGAAATTGTTGTCCACCACCAATTCAAGACCCATGACGTTGGTGCCCATGTACGACAATTCGCGGGCGCTGCCAATGGTGTTGGTGCCAATCAGCGATGCACCCGACGTGTACCCAAATACCGGGCGCTTGTCGGCGTCCAATTGGCCGCCCAATTTCTGCCACACGTCGGGGCTTACGAACACGTGGGTGGGCGTGAAATTGGTGGCAACCTGAATGTCTTTTGCGGCCTCGTACAACGCCGAAATGAGCGTTGACGGATCGTTGGCCGTGACCGTCCACGTTGCCCCTGACGCGCTTGCAGCGGCCGCCAACGCGTCGGCGGCAATGTCGTCGGTTTTGATCAAGTATTCCCCCGACAAGTCGCGCAAGATTGCCTCAAGCGCCGACGGATCGGTGAAATCAATGTCTTGTTGCGAGATGAACACGCCACCGGCAACGGTTTGCCGCGTGACGGTGTTGCTTGCAATCGTCATTTTTTGTGACGTGACGGCCGAACCCTCAGTTTGCACACCGGCGGCGGTGTGCTGTGTGATCGTCGGACGAATGAACGATTTGCCGTTGCCGTTGGGCATGGCACGCGTGCCAAACGCGGTGACAACCGGGCGAACAAAATTCAGATCCTCAAACACGGGCCCAAGCACCGGCGTCGGCAAAATGCCGGGCGTGTCCGTGGTCAAATCCTGCGCAAGCGCGGCCTGAATGGCGGTACGCTGCTTTGCAATCTGCTGCTTGTATGCGGCATTGACTTGGCGCCACGCCTCGCCACCGATGTGCATAGCGGCCAAGTATTCGCCGGGCGTCGGCATCGGAAACTCACGATCCTGCTTGACGACCCATGCGGGTGCCGACGGCGCAGCGGCCGGCACCTCAACGGGTGCGGCGACTGCCTCAACGTTTGCGGCTTTCGGTGTCTCGCTCATGTCTGTTTCCTTTGCTTTGCTCGCCGCTACTTGTGTGACCTTTGCCTGTGGGAATGCACCCAACGGAACCAACGATAACTCAACCCAACGTGCAGATGCAACAACCAACGTGCCGTTTTCGTCAAATTCCGCGTCAATCGGTTCAGCGCCGACGCTCACGGCGTCAAGCACCCCGTCCTTTGCCAATTCCAACGCGTCGTTGCCGGCAGCCGTTTTGCTGATCCGCGCCACGAAATACACGCCGTTTTCGTCCTCTGCACGTTCAGTCACCACACCGATTGCGGCCGTCAAATCGTGGTTTTGCACCAATTTGGGTGCCGGGCCGTCAACCGGCAGCGAACCCGGCAAAAATTTGACGGTTGTGCCGTCGGCAACGGTGGCCTCAACGTTGTACGGTGCGGCCACGCCCATAATTTCGCGGCGCCCGGTGTTCTCGCCGTCGGCGGCTTGCAGCTGCACGGGGCTTGCCGTAAATCTGATCATGGCGCCTACCTTACACGCCCGGCGGGCAACGACGGCGGATTGTCAGCGACGTTAGACGCCCCGCCGCCGCGCCCGCCGTTTTGGCGTTCCTCAACGTCGGCGCCGGTGTCGCCGTACGCCTCGCGGTTTTCCTCAAGGTACGCGGAAACGTCAAGCTCAACGTAGCGGCCGCGCGGAATAATGCTGTTCATGGACAACGTTTGCTCTATGCACGAAATAAGCGGCTTGGCCCCGAACAAATACAAATCACGGTTCGCGCTGTCGGCATTCATGTACGTGTAGCCGGGCACCGACACGCCGACAAGGTACGGGGGAATGTTCGCCAATCGCGCCATTTCCAACGCCTGAAATTCGCGAGACTGAACCAATTGCAGATCGTCGGGCTTTTGCGACGTTTCTTTGTAATCAACGTATTCGTTAAGCGCCGCCACCGTGCTGTTTTGTCGCGCTTGAGCAAACGCGGCCGCCATGTCTGCCAAATCCTGTGCCGTCATCGTTTCGCCGCCGGTTTGTTTCAGATAGCCAGACGGTATCTCGTTGGTGGCAAATCTTTCGGCGCTTTTTTGCAAACGCAACGTCGTGGTAATCGCGCTGACGCCCTGATAAATCAAACCGCCGTTGGGGCTGAGAAATTGCACCACGTCGCGTGTCTCAATCGTCGCACCCTGAAACGTGATTTGGTTTGACGGGCCGAACCATTGCGGGCCCGGTTGGTCAAGCGTGTAGACGTTTTGTGCCGGCACCCACGTGAATTTTGACGGGAAACCGTTGCCCAATCTTTCGGTGATGATCCAAAACGCGCGGCC